TAGCGTAGGAGCGAGATCGTTGGCCGCTCTAGAACGAACGGCCATCGCAGTCGGAAGAAAGGCAATCTAAAAAGTTGCCTTTCTTATTATTTTGCTACTTGACAATTTTACAAGTGTATGCTATAATATAGATATAGAACGGAATGGGAATTACCAAGGGGGAAACATGGACCGCATGATGTACAAACCGACTGAGAAGCAAGAAGAGAAGTGGTCGCGGTTCACTGAACCAACAATGCCGACGGATGAGGAGTTCAAGGCGTTGTGGAAGAAGGCTCATCACGGCAAGGAAATGGGATGGGGGATGATTAAGCGGGATTGGATTCTCGGCAACCTCGAAAAGGGACGCGAGTATCAAATGGGTTTGTGGCAGGGGCGTGTGGATGCCATCCGAGGGCTTGACTATAGTGAGGAGCGGTTGGACAAAGCGTACAACGTCGGTTATCATCGCGGATACCTCACGTTTGATCCACAACACGCCCGGCGCGAGTGGGGTTGCGCGGTATATGATGCGTTCCGTAACATCTATGGGCTAGTACGAGAGGAAGAGGTAGCGGCATGAGTGACAAAAACCAGAAGACCAGCGGGTTCGGTATCGGTGAGGCGGGCGGCGCGTCTGCCTCTACGCCTCACGATGAGGCGGAAGCTGAGCGGTTGCAGCCCACAGTGACAAAGGCCACTAAAATGGCCAGGTGTGCACGGTGTGGCGACATGGTTCCAGCGGCATGGCTGATGGGGTCCAACCAACACGGTATGGTCTGTGCGGATTGCTATGACCAGTTGGATGAGGATGAATAGATAGATTGCCTATTGACAATTTTACTAGTTTGCGATATGATGTAAGTATAACGAAACAGGATATGCCCGCCCGTGGGGATGGTACGCGGGCAATGGAGGACCAGTGTATCAGGAGTGGTTGACCACCTTCGAGCAATGGCGCGCCGAATGGGATATCGACGTAATACGCGATGAGTTAGGCCCGATGCCAGAAACCGATGCCTCTGGCCAGAGAATCGACCCCGACATGACCTCATGGGGCTTGACCATCTGCGTGACCGTCTATTTTGACACGATGGCCAAGGGGGCCGGGTCTACCTGTCGGTGGCATATGTCGCATGGGGGCATCGCGTATACCGCCGAAAGCGTACTCGACGAGAGCGGCACGGGCTGGAAAGCGGTCGAAAAGCGCCCGGACGGGAAGGCGCCGACCACGTGGGAGCAGTTGCGGGCGTGGCGCAGGGCGGCCATCGACAGAGTCAGGGATGAGTGGAGCAAGGGTGAGTTGAACCGCATGATTGTTTACACGGCATAGACAGACCCCCGCCCGTGGGGGTTGTACGCGGGCAGAAGGATAACGCCATGAAGCAAGCAAAGGAACTGATCCAAGAATATCTAGGCATGAGCTTCTCTGAGGCGATGCAGACCTATGGCGGCAAGGACGGATATCAGCAATTGTTGAAAGACCTCGCGGAATGCAATACGGAAGAGTTTGCCCTGACCGCCGAGCGCACTACTGAGATTGCCGACGCCATTATCAAGGCCATTGATGAGACTCTGATGGCGGATGCAGCCGCCGAGAAAAGGGAGATGTTCCGATGAAGAAAAAGTTGATGCCCCAGAGCATTTCTCGTAACATCCCCCGCATCAGTTACCATAAGTGGGGTACGTATGGGGTGAAAGCCTACACCCGCTATGTGGATGAGAACTCGGGCAGGGTGTGGTGTCCGTGTGAGTACGATAAAAGGGATGAGGCGTGGGGCGTCATTATCAATCCTCAGGGGGAGGCGACGCTGGACTTTTTCAGCATCACCATGCTGGAGGGTCTGGGGGCGGTGGTACGAGACGACGCCTTTGGTACGCGGTTTGTAGACTATATTTTGTCGCATACGGAAGAGTTTAGAGGCGTGAAATGAAGATCAAGTGGACCTTAGATCAACCATCGGCGCAGTACAGCGCGCGCACGGGCAAGGATGAGGCGAGTAACGAGTACCACATCACGGCAGATAACCGCATATGCACTTGTATCCTCAAGGGCAAGAAAAAGTATCAGGGATTCGGGCAGACGCCCAGCGGGGCTTACTTGGATGCCAAGGAATCCGAAAAGAGAGGGGAGGAACGAAAATCATGACCACACTCAAGATAATTGTAGCTGACGTTGAAAGGGTTTGGATTGATGATTTCTTGGGGAGTGGCGGTTTCAAGATTTCTTGGGCCTTGCTGGAAGATCGGCGGGTTAAAGAAATGGCGTTCTATCCAGGAGTGTATTTTATCCTGAGCATCGAAGTGGCCAGCGCCCTAAGCGCGTGTATCATGGTCTATACGCTTATGGCCATGCATGATATGGTCATCCATTTTGTATCATTGGAGGATAAGACGATACACCACCTTGAATCTGAAAATGCTATGTTGAGGGCGCTGAATGAAAACCTCCAGTCGGATATAGAGTTGTGCAGTCGCACGATCGATGATCTTGAGGCAAAGTTGACTAGGTAGATGGATTTACAATTATGTGGTATAATAAGAGGAAAATATTATGAATTTACTCAATGAATGGTGGGTGTTTATGGCGCCTCCTGATACAACCGTTCCTGTAGGCAGTATTTATGTGTGGGAACAGTAAATGACCGGCAAGGAGCTTAGAATATGGGGACCGCCCGGAACCGGCAAGACTTCTACTCTCAAAAACCGTATAACCAAGGCCGCTACAGAAGAATACGAGCCAGAAGAGATTATTGTGACTTCGTTTACCAAGGCGGCGGCTGTAGAACTTGCGAGCCGGGACTTGCCCATTCCGAGCGAGAACGTGGGCACACTGCACGCGCTCTGCTATCGGGCGCTCGGTCGCTCTGAGATTGCCGAAACCAAGATCAAAGAGTGGAATGAGCAGACTGGCGACCTCTACCAGCTTTCGGGGGATGGCGCGGATGTGGATGAGGCGGCTTACGACTGGCATAGCGCTGCACCGGGTGACGCCTTTCTGCAAGCGGCCAACTACTACCGGGCCAAGATGGTACCATTATCAATCTGGAATCCTGATGTGGCGGGGTTCTATGCCAAGTGGAAAGCCTGGAAGGAAGCCACGGGTTATATCGACTTTACGGATATGATCAGCTTGGCCTATGACACGATGGACACGGCACCCGGTAACCCAAGGGTGTTATTTGCCGATGAGGGACAGGACTTTTCTGTATTGGAGCTGGCGCTGATTCGCAAGTGGGGAGCGCGCTGCGACCACTACTATATTGCCGGGGATGATGACCAATGTCTCTATGGCTTCAAGGGCGCATCGCCGGAATCCTTTTTACTGCCAGAGCTACCCGCCAATCAGAGCCACGTGTTAGGGCAATCCTACCGTGTGCCGCGTGTGGTGCAGGCGTTCTCACAACAGTGGATTCAGGGCGTGACCCTGAGAGCGCCGAAAGAATACCGTCCACGGGATGAAGAGGGGCGGCTGGCGCTGACCTCAGCGAGCTACAAAAACCCGGCGGCGCTGCTAGAGCTGGTAGAAGAGAGCATCGCCACACCAGACCAGCGAGAGAGGCCTGGCAACCGGGTGATGCTCTTGGCGGCATGTGGCTACATGCTAGACCCTCTCAAACACCTGTTGCGGGCTAACGGCATCCCCTATGCCAATCCCTACCGCCGCAAGCGCGGTGACTGGAACCCGCTCTATAGCGCACGGGGCACGACGATGAGCAAGCGCTTGCTGGCATTTCTGGCCAAAGATCACTTTTGGACCTATGCAGACCTAAAAGCCTGGACAGACATTATCAAAGCAGAGGGCATCATTCGGAGGGGGGGCAAGAAAGAGCTGGAGGAGACACCCAAGCATCTGCTTTCGTCGGAGGTGACTATCGACTGGGTACTCAATCACTTGCTTTTCGAGGACGCGCTCACGCGGGCGCTAGACGGTGACATCGAATGGCTGATGGCTAACTTGCTCAAGGGCAAGGCAGAAGTGATGGCTTACCCCTATGCCATCTATCGACGTTGGGGGATTGACGGGCTGAAGAATGAGCCTAAGGCAGTCTTAGGCAGCATCCATAGCGTCAAAGGGGGGGAGAGCGATAGGGTGATTGTGTTTCCTGACCTTTCCCCGAACGGCTTGGCTGAATACCAGTCTCAGGGCGTGCGCCGGGATGCGGTGCTGCGACAGTTCTATGTCGCTTGGACACGCGCGCGGCAAGAGCTGATTGTGGCGCAACCGAGCTCGCCATTATCAATAGAGGTGATGATCTAGGAGGAATCATGTACTCTAAAACAGTGACAATGACGTACTATCTATACCGAGAACTGAATCCCGGTGCGCAGATGATGGTAGCCGTGGATCGATCACATGGTTTTCCGCGCAATGTGCATCTGTTTCAGGCGCTTTACGTAGAACTGATCACGGACGAACAAACTCTCTACGATGAGACGGGCCGTCCGGCGGGGTATGTCAGTGAACTTACAAAGAAGGGAGGGGACGACCTTTTTCAGAGACTTTGCAGAGAGGAGACAAAATGACCTTTTTCGGAAACTTTGCAGAGGACGCCCAAGAATCTCTTGACGAGATGAGCATCTATGAACTGGCTACGTTTTTTGTCGAAAGCTGGGCGAAAGAATCCCTCATAGCCCAAGCCCTACCTGATCGTGTGGCCGAGGTCAAGGCAATGGCTTTGGCGCGCATCCAAGAACTTCAGGAAGGGGCCGATGATCCTACCGCCCCTTGGGGGTCTTGGAAGGCGTACTGCGTGAAAGTGGCCGAGATGTTTGGCCGGGTCATGGCGCCAATTATGACGCCCCTGGAAGAAAGATACTATGAAAGCAAGGATTATGACAGGGCTTTCTTTTCCAATGTGAACCGAGCGGGTTTGCTCATTAGGCGAGGGTTGAAGGCAGAAAAGGAACAACCCAAATGAGCTACATCAACGAAGGTTCTTGCTGTCTGGTCTGCGGCGGAGAAGTGACAGGGCTGGGCGCACCGGAACGTATTTGCGATAACTGTCGTATTCGAATGATCTATGTAGGACGACTGATCTATAACATGCAAGATGGGGACCGCTTGGAGCGCAAGGGTGATCTATGGCTGGCGTCAGGCAAAGACTGGAGTGGCAAACGTCGTCATCTGAGAGGCACCCATCCCGTAACGGTCATGGACTGGGTGTTTAAGAAAAATCGACGATGAGTGAATCCGACATCTCCCATACCATTATCAATCGGATCAACGCCCTGCCTCAGTGCCACGCCATCAAGTTTCACGGCGACATATATCGCATCGGCGAGTGTGACATTCTTGCCTGCGTACGCGGGCACTTTGTCGCTATCGAGGTGAAAAAGGGCGATGAGAAGAGCAAGAAGGTGCAGCGCTCGGTACAGCGTATATGGCAGCGAGCGGGGGGGCTGGTGCTGGCAGATGTGACATCGGCGGATGAAGTGCTGGAAGCTATTGACAGTTTGATTAACGTCAAGTATAATGAGGGGGAATAGAATGTTAACAGAAAGTCGCGTTGTAGAATTAACCGCTGAATTGCGCTTGGGAGAGGATATAGAACTAGCCAAGCTGCTCTCAGTTGCTGTACAGACGAACATCTTACCTTTTGCTCTGAATCCCGCCAGCGCATTAGCATTGGCTAGAGTTTATCAAACGATTGGTCTATTTTATCTGGAGGGCTATGAGCGAGGGCGATTGGCAGGTATGGCGGCGGCACAGGTGATGAAAGGATAACGATGAAACGCTGGGTAACGGTGGTGGTTGAAGGGGTGACGATCAAGGCCGTCAAGTCGCTAGGCGGTTGGGTGATTGCCAGTATGAGCGACTGGAGTCAGGCGGGCGCACTGGAAAAGAAGGGCGTGATTCACAAGGCGGTGGGTGGGCCGTATCTGGTCAAGGAATGGGCGGAAAAGGGAGAGCGATGAATCATATTCTGACAACCCATGCTCAAGCTATCCTACATGCCCGCATGGCGATGTTGCAAGACAAAAAGCAAAAGATGCTCAGACAAGAAATAGTCTATGTTTCGCCCTCTGACCAGATCATTGTCGATATGGCGCAAGAGATTGAAACTTTGGAGGCAACCCAAGCAAGGCTGGAATGCGAGTTGACGTGTCTCCGTGAGCGCGGAAAGTTAGAATATATCATTCGCAGTATGTGGTGGGGTGATTCTTTGGAACGCACCAATAGAGCCCACGTTGATCACTGGAAGGCTGTACGTCGGTTTCGTTTCCCCTTCCGGCGGCGCGTGTGCTATGGGGAGACGCCAGAGATTGCTCTTGAACGATTGAACAGAGGAGAGTGATATGAGTGAACAGATTTTCTTCAAGCAGGCGGCGGTGGCGCTGGATGTGAGCGAGGCGCAACTCTCCCAACTGATCGGCGCACGGCGCATCTTTCCGGCGGGGCGTGTGTCCAATGTGCCGTGGTTCACAGAGGATGAACTGCGGAGCTTTCGGCGGCGTGAGAGCCTGAGCATTCGCCTCATTGGCGGCGCGGAATATGTCTCTGCGACCTGGATTGCGCAACATATGGGCGTGAGCAAGCAGACTATTTCCAACCGCATCAGGGCGGGTGACATTGTGCCAGACCTCACCGAGGGGCGCTACTACTGGTTCACCTTGCGACATGCCGAACAGATCACGGGGGTACGTGAACTGGTGACGGCATGAAGGGACCGGGCCTCAATGTAGCCCTGTGGGAGCACCAACAGCGCGCGGTGGATTTTGCCAAGGATCGCGCGGGCACGATGCTGGCAATGGAAATGGGCACGGGTAAAACCTTGGCTTCTATCGCGCTCTGCAACCTTTGGGAGGCCAAGCGCGTGCTGATCGTCTGTCCCAAGAGCGTCATGGCCGTGTGGCCGTTGGAGTTCAGCCGCTATTGTGAGCGGCGTTACCGCATCACTGTTCTAGACGATCACTACACCTGCAAAAAGAAGGCGGCGCTGCTGGAAAAGGCGCTGGCCATTGTGCCCTCCGTGGTGGTCACTAACTATGATTCTGCTATTCGCACACCCTTTAGCGATGCCATTATCAATCAGGACTGGGATGTGGTTATCCTAGACGAGGTACACCGCTGTAAGGCCCCAGGCGGTATAACGTCGCGCTTTGCTGCCAAGTTGCGCTTACACGCGCCACACCGCCTCGGTCTTACAGGCACACCCATCCCCCATTCGCCGCTTGACCTTTACGCTCAGTTCCGCGCACTGGACACCTCCATCTATGGTACATCCTATGCCATGTTCAAGAGCCGCTATGCCATCATGGGCGGCTATGGCAACTACAAAGTGGTAGGATGGATCAACCAAGCCGATATGAAACGGCGCATGGCGCAAGCCACTTTCCGCGTGATGAAACGCGAGGTGCTGCCCGACCTGCCGCCTGTGACCTATACCGAACGTACCTTTGCGCTGGTGGATGCAGAGCGCACGGCCTATGCCCAACTGGAGCGCGATTTTTACTTGTGGGTGAAAGAGGGCATAGAGGTGACTACCACCAACGCGCTCACGCGGCTACTCAGACTGCAACAACTCACGGGCGGCTTTCTCAAGAGCGACGAGGGGCGCGTTATCGAGACCGGTCACAGCAAAGTAGATGCTTTTGTGGAATGGCTGGAGGATTTGTACGTGCCAAGCGTCTTGGATGAGGATCAGACGCTTACGCCGTTCGTGGTCTTTTGCAGGTTCCATCATGATATAGATGCTTGCAGGACGGCCATTATCAATCGAGGTTGGACGTGCTCCGAGCTAAGCGGGCGCGTCAACGAGCTGGCCACATGGCAGGCCGGGGAAACGCAAGGGCTGGTGGTACAGATTCAGAGCGGCGGGTTAGGTATCGACCTCACACGAGCGAGCCAGGTGTGTTTCTTTTCGCTTGGGTTCTCGCTGGGCGAGTATGAGCAGGCGCTAGCGCGCACAGACAGACCAGGGCAGATCAACCCCGTAACGGTGACGCATCTGGTAGGAGAGCAGACAGTTGACGCCAAAATCTACCGGGCGCTGCGGGATAAGAAAGACGTGGTAGAGAGCGTGCTGGAAGTATTTAGGGTTGGGGTATTGACAGATTTATAATTTCCTGCTATAATATAATCATCAAGCAGAGGAGGCGGGCATGGATTTTAAGGCGATGAAAGATTATGTAGCCCTGGACAAAGAGCTGCGTGCGGCCAAGGACCGCGTGAGCGAGCTGGAGGCGCGGATTACCCCTCTCAAAGAGGTGGTGCTGACGCGGCTCATTGACAGCGGAGTAACCAGTATACACATTGACGACGTCACTGTGTACATCCGGCATACGGTGTGGGCGCGGAGCGGCCCGTCGAAGGAGGCGACATTGGCCGCTTTGCGGGAAATGGGCTATGATCTAGAGGCTGTGGCGTCTGTAAACGCTCAAAAGCTATCGGCCATCGTGAGAGAGTACATGGGAGATGAAGGCACTTTGGACAATGTGCCAGAGGGACTGGCCAAGAGTATCGTGATTTCTCAAACCATGGAATGCAGTATCCGAAAAAGTTAGTCAAGGAGACTTAAAAATGAGTTCCGAGTTACAAGTACTGAATACAGCCCCGTATTTGCCCGCAGTCACGGGCAATATCACTGCCGTCATTAGGAAAAACCTTGGCGGCGGAACGTTGACGTCGTTCGACCTCCAGCGGGTGCATGTCCCCGCAGGCGGTTCGACGACCTGGGAGATCGGAGAGACCTCTGGCAAGATTATCAAGGGCGTTATCCTACATGCGACGGCCAATCGGCGCTTCTATGGCAGCGCCTTCAAGCCGGGAGCAAACTTGCCCCCCGACTGTTTCAGCGAGGATCTGATCGAGGGCATCGGCACGCCAGGAGGCCTCTGCGCCAAGTGCGAATACGATGCTTGGGGAAGCGCCCCCGCCAATGCTCAGGGAGAACCCGCTAAGGGCAAGGCGTGTGGGCAATATCAATCATTGTTCGTCAAAATTGATGACGGGGGCCTTTTGCCGATTTTATTGATCGTGCCCCCGAGCAGCCTCAAGGCCTATCGCATCTATATGGCGCGAGAGTTGAGCAACATGGGCGTCACCTATGACGAGATAGTAACGCAGTTCACCCTGGTACAGGGCCAAGGACTGGTCAGCGAGATTCAGTTCCAAGCCGTGGGACACGTGGACGAGCAACTAGCGAAATACGTCGCAGCCATTCAGCCGGTGCTGGAAGGATTGACCCTCTCTACCGATAGCGAATAGGATAGCCTCTAGGTAATCGGATGGAGGGGATAGATCATAATCTATCCCCTCCATCACACCATTTCTGGAAGGTGCGGCATGGCTGACGAAATGCGTGAGTTCCTAGAGCTGTTGTTTGGCACCAAAGACGCCTCGGACTGGGTGCTGATATGGACCCTAGCCCCCGACGGCCAGAAGTTAAGCTACTGGTTTCAAGACCTGGATACGGCGGCGGCGCAAGCACGGACGATGACAGACCGCAATGTCTATGTGGGCATGGGGTTATCGCCCGAGAACTATGGCCCCCGCAATCGCTGCGACGCCACACGCATCAAGGCGCTCTCTTGTCTATGGGTGGATGTGGACATTGCCGACCCGGTTCACAGTAAACCCAACTTGGCCTCAGCCGATCAGGCCATGGCCTTGATTCGACGTATGCCTGCACCACCGAGCGCCATTATCAATAGTGGCCACGGCTTGCAGGCGTTCTGGGCGTTCAAGGAACCGTGGCAGATCGAGAATGAGAACGAGCGCAAGCGCCTAGAGAACGTCTCTTTTCGCTGGCAGCGCCTGCTTCAGAAATACGCTGGTGAGATAGGTTGCACCGTCGATAGCACGCACGATCTGGCGCGGGTGATGAGGCTTCCGGGCACGATGAACGTCAAGGCCGAGCCTGTGCCCGTCACCATTATCAATCGCTCGGACTGGCGCGCGGGCAGTTTAGAGGATTTTGAGGCGCTGTTGCCGAGCGATATACCCACGTTGCAATCCACAGCGACCAGTTCGGAAGCATGGGCTACGATACAGATCGTCCTATCCCCTGATGCTGAACCCCCCGCCGATAAGTTACGCGCTCTATCTATCAATGTCCCCAAGTTTGGCAAGACCTTTAAGCGCAAGAGATCGGATCTCACCGATCAATCGGCCAGTGGCTATGACCTCTCTTTGGCCAATCAGGCGATGGAAGCGGAATGGACCGATCAAGAGATCGTCGATCTGCTCATTGCGGCGCGTCGCCAGGCGGGGGATGACCTCAAGCTAGACCGGGTAGACTACTACCAGCGCACCCTCGCCAGCGCAAAGGCGTCACTAGCGCGGCGTGAGGCCGAAAAGCAAGAGCACGTCGCAGAGCACCAGATACGGCAAGAGCGTGAGCAACGGCTGCAAGAGCGCCTGGCGCTGGATACGAAAAAAAAACTAGATCGTGATCAGAAGGCGCAAGAAAAGGAACAGCTCACCCTAGAGACCAGCCAGAAAGATGCCGAGCTTGACGCGCTGCTAACTCAGGGCGCTGAGGCACGGGAACAGATCAAGGCCGAGGTTTTTGCACAACTGGGCATCAAGATCGAAAAGATCATCAAATACACCACGTCGGAACCTTCCTATGCCCTGCAAATGGAGGGCAAGCAGATCAGTATGCCGAATGTGGATTGCATCCTCTCTCAAGCCTCTTTTCTGAGCCGTGTGGCGGCACTCACCGGGTTCTGCTTTACGATGGTCAAGCAGAAGCAGTGGTACAAGATCAGGCAACTGCTACTTTATCTGGCAGAAGAGGAAGACCTCGGAGAGGAGACCAGCGAACAGGGTCAGGCACGGCTCTATATCGAGGGCTATCTACAGTCATCGCCTCTTGTGGATATGGAGCACGACAGTGAGTACGAGCTGGAGACGGCGCTCAAAACACACTCCCCGATCCTCAAGGACGGCATCGTCTATGTCTCTCTCTCCGGCATGGCCTCTTATTTGCGCGCACGGCTAGGGTTCAGCATCGCTACTAAAACGCTCGGGATTCTATTGCGGTCGGTAGACGCCAAGCCCAAGACCTTGGGGGTGCGTAAAGGAGGCGTAGCAACCACGGCAAGCATGTACGCCCTGCCTATGGATATGCAGCGGGTAGACGTGAAACATCTGTATAGAGATAAAGAGTTAAAGGGGTAACTATGGACCTGATAATTTTGTTTTGGGCGTTAATTCTCATTGCAGCAACGATCATGAATCGCAGCAAACAAGTAACGTCTAAAAAGTATCGACCAATGGCCTACAGGACGAGAAAATGAGCAAACAATTTGTGGCAAAGGAAGATTGGGGAGAACAACAGCCTCGTGAGGGCATACAGGCGCGAGTTACGATCAAAGTCCACGGAGGAGACCCCGGCATTGAGGGGGAAATGGTAGTTACGGCGCATTGGCGACGCGGCCACTGGATTGATGACCTAGACGGCCAACCGTTGGATCGTTTTTACATTTTAAGTTATACCCCGCTACGATAGGAGGTATTATGTCACACCGTGATTGGACAAAAATACTTCAGGCCTGGGCAAATACGGCTGAGGGAGTACGTGATTTTGCCTATCATTGGGAGATACCTGAAACAACTCTGCGACACTTGTTCCAGAGAACGCTAGGAGACCATTATCAAGACGGTCATGTACACCGAGAATCTCCAGACGAGAAACAGAAGCATCCTCATTGCGCCCGATGTGGCATTATACTGATGTACTGCACCTCCAAAACGAAGGCGCGCGAATATCTCGTGCCGAAACTCACACAAAGCGGGCAACCTATTCTGAGTTCTGAAAAGATGGGCCTATGTTGTGGGTGGTGCATCGAAGAACTAACGCATACCCGTACATTTAACCTCTGGGTAGGAGGCGATACGGCCTCCCAGGCGCTACAGAGATTTGCTTTGCCCGAATCATGGATACCCTCTCCGCCCTTACGTATAGACAACCGCCCTGGACGCCGCCAAGTTCTTGAAATTGAGTTGTAATTTGCCTATTGACAATTTTACAACTATGTGCTATACTATGATCATAGGATAAAACAAGCGCGGGAGTTCAAGGGAGGCCCAGAATGACAAAGCATTATAGCGACAGCGAACTGGCAGAGGTCTATCTCGGTTCGGAAGCGACGGACGTGGCCATTGTCAACCGCTACGTAGAGTTCCCGGACAAGTTGGTAGAGCTGCTCAACTCGGTGCACGATGGCGAGTGGGGCGAGGATGAGGATGCTGAGGACATTGCCACACGCATCATCGACGTGGCCGTCAAGGCGCTGGCGAACCGCATTCAGGATGAGTACGAAGAGGCCAGCGACCTTGACGAGATCATCGAATGGATCAAGGAAGGCAGTTGGGGAATGGACCCCGAACCGACATTCGAGACGATCTTGGCGAACTGGGTGGATGCAGACGAACCCGCACAGGAAGAGGCGCAGCGCCTGCTCGACGAAGAAGCGGCGGAAGAGGCGGATATGGCCAAGATGCAGTTGGCAGAGGACCGGCGCTCGGCGATGGAAGAGCAAGAGTTTTAGAGGAGGTCAACAATGGGATTCACTCGCAAGCCGATGGGGTTTCACATTGACTATGTCAATGGCGTTGAAGTGTCTGTGGCATTCGCGTACAACACATATTGCAGCAACTATGATAACCGAGAGGCAGACCCGTTCTACAATGAAAAGGCGGCTAAGTGTCTGTCGTGTGGCAATGCCGAGATTGCGGTGATCTATAATCGCAAGCTGATCACGGCGTATTGCCCCGCCTGTGAAAGGTGTCATGACGTGGTGGGGTATCAGACACCCGACCAAGCGCTTGCCATCATGGTTTGGGCCGCTGGATTGACGATCGAAGACCTCACGACGATTCAGGAGAAGGAAGCAGCGAGGGTCGCTACGAAAGAAGAGGATATCTAAATGAAGCTCACCCCGCAAGAGTTGAATGAACGATCAGAGCGCGTGGCGAAATACATGGGGAGTCGTATGGGCGCGATAGCCAAGGTGGCCGCCATACTGGGCATAGTGATGCCCATGTCGAATGAAGATGAGGATGGGTTTACGCAGATTGCCATCAATGCCGCCGTAGGAGGCTATGTGGACAAGGTGCTTCCCCTATCCGAACTTCCCGAAGAGGGAGAAGAGGTCTACCTGCTCATGCCTGATGGCAGCACGTTGTGTGATGTGCGATTTAGCGGCGGCCTCTTTGTGCGGCTCTATACGCGAGAGCCTTTGCGGGTAGCGCCGCTGGGGTGGTGGCCCGTGTACGTGCCCCAACTGACGTCCGAAGAGTTTGAGACGCTCAAGAGAGAACTGAAAGAATCAGAAGACGCCGAAAACGAGCGGGCGCAGGATGACAAGATATACAAGGAGCAATGTGAATAGCAAGACGATCATCCTCGGAACAGAGCCAGTAATCGGTCAGCGATACTGGGTGACCATTCAAGGGCCGCTAACGATACAAGAAAAGCTCATGACCTTTCTGGGCAATACGCCTGACGGTGAGCCGCAGTGGGAGTACCTGAGCGGCAACGTCGCTATGCCTCAAAATGTGAGGGGATTTCGTCCGCTGACAAAAGCAGAGGAGAAATAGCATGGGGATCGCAGCGATAGAGGAGTGGCGCGCATTGCTAGACGTGTACGCCGGTCCCACGATGACGATGCAGCAGGTACGCTATATGTTTGACGCCCTCGCCCACGAGGTAGAGTGGCGCCAGACGACAATCGACGCGCAGGCCGATAAGGTTAAGATTGCGGACCTGCTTGAAGAGATGGCAACGAAACAGATGATAGGGGTAGAGCGCGCGTGCTATGCAAACGTGGAATGGCAGGCGTTCGGATACGTCTGGATGGAAGACCACGACGGCTATGGCGGGGGCAAGACCCTGCTCGCTGCGTTGGAAGCGCTTAAGAAAGAGATGGGGGCGAGATGAACAAGGTATTAGAGAAGCACGCGACTAGCATCGGGCTATTGGAGCAGATCCAAGCCGCAGACGATCAGACCTGCCAGAACGGATATGAGTACGCACGCGACAATTACGGAGAGGCAGCAGAGTTGGTGCTTGACCTTGCAGCCGAAATCCGCAGCCAGGAGATCGCCCTCGAATCCCGTGACGAAACCATCCGAAACCTGTCCGACGACCTCGTGGCGGCACAATCCGAGATTGAAGCTCTGCGGCTGCGGCTTGGCGAGATGACGACTGCCTATGATGCGTCGCGCACAGAGACGAGAGAAGCAGAAGATGACCTCGCGGCGGCACAGTCGCGAATAACGGTGCTAGAGGTTGACGCCAAGTTGGGCGCGTTTATGCGCGAGCATATGCCAACACAGGCGTATGTAGCACGTCGGTTGATGGCAACGTACCCCAAGGAGAAGGCAAGTGGGTAATCCTGTTGTTGGTAAACATATTTCTCGTGTTGAGGTTGTTTGCGCCTATCAGTCGCCAGACGGAAAGATGCTGGCGGAAATTGTTGATGAGGTACAGCGCCTAGAAACCGGCTTCGCGGCAGCGCAAGCTCGCGTGGCTGAGTTGGAGGCGAGCCTCAAGGGTCAACGAGAGGGCATCAACAATCACGTACTTTCGACGTATATGAGCCGCATCGTCAACGCTCGGGAGTTGGTTGATGCCGGGCCTGGGAAGGCGTCTCCCCAAGATGAGGCTATCGCCGCTCTTGCCGACGAAGTACAGCGCCTGGAAAACCAGGACTGTAATGATACGATGCTTGCAAGCGGGCTTGCGCTCGATTTGTATCTGCTCGCCAAGCCCTACATGACCGAAGGGGAAATGGTGTCTCGGCGGCGGGGCGATGAGAGCGGCGTCTATGCGCACACGGGCGATGTGGAGGCCGACGCGGCGCTGGGGCGCGAGGTGAGGGGGATGCGCCGTGGCGACTATCTGTATATTGATTTCTACTTTGGCGGGTGGTGCGCCATAGACAGCCGCAATCACCACTTTGGGGGAGACACGCCCGAGGCCGCCCTCGCGGCGCTGCACAAGGAGGCCGACAATGGCTAACGCAGTGTTGGAGAAGTCCAAGCCCGGCATTGATTTGGCGATAAAGCACGCTTGGTCTGGGCACAGATTGATAGCGACCCTTTCCAGCGAGTGCGCGCGTCTCAATGGTGAACTTGTATCGACACGTGAACGGTTGGCCAATCTGACAGCGGCATGGGAGCGTCAGAACAAAGAGAGACGTTCTCTGGAGAAAAAGCTCGCGACGGTGCAGGAGCGGTTATTTGTGCTTGAAGCCGTTGCGACGCCAGAGAGCCCACTGCACGAATTGAAAGCGATAGAGGAGCAGTATGCGACCGAGATTTGGCAGGCGCAGTGCTGGGATGTACCAAGGTTTAGCCAGGCTGTGATTGCCCTTCTCCGGTGTGCAAAGATTTACCAGGAGCGCATCAAAAGGTTGGAGGCCGCCCTCGCCGCGCTGCGCGAAAGCGAGGCCGACAGTGGGCAATGAGATGCTTGAGCTTCATGACAAGGTAATAAAGCAGGCCATCTGGGAACTGGAAAACAACTCCATTCTGTGTGATTTGGACAAGCATCGGTTATGGGCAATCGTCGGTCTGGCATCCGAGGTTAAGCGCCTGACTCCGTTGGCTACGTGGGATGGCCAGGAATCATGGAAAGAGCTGGCTATTGATCTGTCAGAGAAGATAGACCGACTGCGGGCGGTGCTGGAGCCGATTGTCACCAAGCGAGAGGCGCAGTTGCGCGAGAGCGAGGCAAAGGGATGAAGCGCGAGTGCCCGATACACGGGCCAGCGGACCATATCGGCAACGAGTGTTGGGATTGCTTCTTTGAGGACTTTCACACGCTCAAAGATCGCGTCGCGCTGCGAGAGAGCGAATATGAGTAACGAAATATTAAAAAAGTACGCACGCCCGATTACCGCAGCAAAGGGGTTGTTGCTGGGGCTGGGGCCAAAATCAACACAGAAAGCGTGCGGGTTGTTGGCGCAGTTTGTCGCTGAGGGGCACCTACCTCGAATGATCTGGGATTTGGCGTCTGAGATCAAACGTCTGGAGGAGCTTGAAGAGACTGGTCTTCAGATGAATATCGTCGCGGTTGAACGCCACGCGATGGCGCAGGACGAGATTGAGCGGCTAGAGGCCGAAGCGGCGCAGTGGGACAAATTCACCCAGTGGCGTGAACCCACAGAGATAACAGCGGATCTCGATCATAAAAAGCTTTGGCTGAGGATGCCTGACGAGAACTTTCTCGTCGAAGGACGCTTTGTGCTAACAAGTGAAACAACGGAGTGGGTTTTTGGCGAGTGGATATTATGGAGATTTTCGACGTGAGTTACTAGCCAAAGACGAGAGGATGAAGTCATGAGTAAACCACGTTCTACAATCGGAGAGATTGCGATCATGGCATTTTGTCCAGGGCTGAGCGAATATGCTACCATGATGCGCGCTGAAGAAGACCGGCTGACTGAAGAGAACTTTCGGAAAGCCTGGATGAAAACGCCACCTGCAACCATTGGGCCGTTTGGACTTGAGTGGCTTTCTGTCTATCTTACCGCTCGCTCCGAAGAGCCGCCCGCTCACATTGATACGCCTCCCAAACAAAAGCACCAATTGCCGCCACGTAATACCCGACCGAAAGGAAGACGATGAACGCCTCTATAGCAGGTCTGATCGTTCTTGGTTCTGGTGCTGCCATGATAGGATTGTGCTGGATTGCAGAACGTATCGGCAAGCGCATAGAAAATAGTATGCCTCCCTACGACCCACTAAATACCGGCATAGCCATGTGGGTTGAGTCTTTTATTGACACTTTGGCGTTATTCGGTTTCTTTGGAGCGCTTATTTATGTCGGGGTAAAACTGTGGGGGAATGGATGACCCAAACAAATCTTGAAATTGGTCCTTAAACCCCTTGACAATTTTACAAGTGTATGCTATAATGTAGGCATAGAACGGAATAGGGGTTGCAGGGGGAAACATGAAAAGCGAAATCGAGACCAAGGTAAACGAACTGGCTGAGCAGGTCATCCCGGCGGCGATGTTGGAATCCTTCCTAGCTCTGGACTTGAACGCCAAGCTCACGGGGATCGCGGTATTCGCCCATTTGGCCGGTGACAAGAACATGATGAGCGTGGCGCTCGCGGCGCTGAAGAACATCTAGAGTAGACGGGGGCGGGAAACTGGCCCCACAACAGGGGGAAACATGGCAAAGCTCATTGGTTGGGTGGTGATTCGGATCGCTGACAACGAGTTAGTGTCCTGGGACCTCACATACGGCCAGTGCCTGATGTGGGCCAGAGATAACGGCGGCGTAGAGCTTTATCGGATTCGCGCACGGATGACGCGGTAAAAGGAGGAAGATGAGCAAGGCTACAGATTTCATGCAGACACTCACCACCGAGCAGTTGATCGACGCCTTTGAGATGACAGAAGTAACCAATGCCGAAGATATCGCAACGGTCCGAGGATGGATCATGGATGAACTAGAGTCCCGGAATCAGGCTGCCTTCGATGCTTGGATTGATGCGAAGCCGACCACTGGCAGCCCACGCAGGTTCTTTATCGCCGGCGCAAGGAGAGCGCGCTAGGGAGCAGTAGCTTTTCTGAGAGCAGACCGGGCGATGCAGGTTCGACTCCTGCCTGCTCTCCTAGCCCGCCTAAACGGGCACCAGATTGAGAGAAAGGAGGATGACTACTAAGGGCTAGGCAGTTGTTGCCTGTTGCCGTCTTCGAAGCGCATAACCGAAAGAGGTGGCAATACGCTGAATTCGTACGCATAGGAAAGCACGAAGACGGCAATTTTTCCCCTATTATCAATCAAGGAGAAAATAGAATGAACAAGTCAAAAGCGCAAGAGGTTTGTGAGCTTTTCATGGGCACGTGCTTTGCTGCGATGTTCGCATTGCCCATGCTGGCTATCGGCGTCGGCTTGGCGTTCGGTATCCTGAGCCGCTGGTTTCATCTGTGGGGGTGAACGATGGGGTAAGAAAGGAAAGTGATTATGGGCGATTTTCAAGCAGAGGCGCGTCTTTGTCAGGAACAGCGCCTAGCGCTAATTCGAGAGATGCAGGAAGAGCTAGGCCCAGCGCTAAAGGGGCTATCTACAGCGGATACCAGGGCCTCTTGCCAGTACGCGTTGGAAAAGATGAATGCGATGGCTAAGCGCTTGAGAGAGGTGCTTGAGGAGCAAAAAGAATGAACGATGACCGAGGATGCCTGGGGTTCGTACACGCCTTTATGATCATCACACCCTTTCTTGTGGCGCTGGTTCTGTGGTTGGTGCTCAAATGAGCGCCCTCACGCAAGCCCAAGAGCGACCGCGTACCCACTTCGGGCTGGCCATTATCATTCTGCTGGCAGCCGTGGCCGTGCTCTATGGACAGCACGCCGTTACCCGCCACGGGCAAGATGCCCTGGATACCCGCGCCACAGTGCTGCAATATGGCAAGCGCTACGATTGCCAGGACGGGCGCTCCAAGATGATCTACAACGAGCCCGGAAAACAGCCGGCGGTGATGGTGCTACAATGGATCGAAGAGCGCTGGGTAGAGATTACCACCTTCAAAACGACCACGAACCGCGTGCAGGGGATGATTGACCGCGACGGATGCACCGCGCGGCCTGGTGGGTTGGCAGTAGGACCGTAAGGGGAAACACAAGATGAACTGGGGAATGATATTGACAATAATCTTGAGTGCAGCAATAGGAAGCATGTTGACATGGCTCGTTATGAGTTGCCTCAATGATGACCATGAGAAAGACAGAACGGTTCACTCATCAAGTGACTTTTATGAATATGCCAACAGGCATGGGTGGAAGATCACCATTGATGAAGAAACAGATCAGGCCATTGGCGAAAACCTCAAGTCGTTGGCGTTGCAAGAATACAGGGAATTGCAGAAAGCACGAAAAGAGGGGGCTGCTCGTCTTATTCGGAATCGCGCCTTTCATGTCTTAGGGCAGGTAGAGCTATTGGATAGCCAGATTCAACACGGGGAGACTGACCAAACTTGGCATTTCACTATCGGTGATCTAGAGTTTTTGGCCTGTATTCGTCATGATGATAGTGTAGATATTTATCTGGCTCCAATTGGATTTGGCCCTCATGCTATAGATTGTCTCGCTGATCTGGGCCGGGAACTGGCTGAGCGAGAGAACGCAGAGGGGCCGTGGACGAAATAAAGTCTCTGGAGATCATCATGTGCGTTGTGGGCATCATCCTCAGCACTTGCATTTGGGCGTTGATCTATATGTTTGATGTCTTACGCAGAGATGTTAAGGCCATTCAGGAGTGCCTGAGCCACAGAAAGGAATGAAGATGTCCCGTATCAAGCGAATCGTGTGCGGTTGGTTCCGTCATCCGTGGGAAGAATGGACACAGCAGAATGTCTTCTTTGACATTCGCCGATGCCCCAAATGTGGCGCGGCCCAGGCGCGGTTCCGAGACACGCCTGAGGCACAGGTCGCAATGGATCAATCGAGCTTGCTCTTGCCGCTCTTTGAGCGACTGGCGCCAGAGGTGGCCCGCGTGGTGAAGCAGGCTATTCGGGCTACCAAGGGCGCTTGACAAGGGGGAAACTAGCAGGTATAATGGGGGTAACTCCGGGAAGAGTTGATTTGATACGCTATAGGAGATTCGTGGTACAATCGAATTGTACGCATAGACCGCCGCACATCGCTTGGCGTATTGATGGACTCTTCCCGGAGCCACGATACTCATAGATGCGCGGCGGTTTTTGCTTTTCTTAGAGAGGTCAAGCATGAAAGAAATACCCTTGTCCCAGGGGCTGGTGGCGTTGGTAGATGATGAGGATTACGAATGGCTCAATCAGTGGAAGTGGAGCGCGGCAATAACGCACTGTTCCGGGAGAGAAACTAAGTATGCCGTATGCAGTCGTGGCATTATGCACCGTCTAATTATAGACGCTCCTAGTGGTGTCGGAACTAAGCACATCAATCACAACACCCTGGACAATCAGCGAGATAATTTGTGCCTAGCCACACCCCCTCAGATTATCATTAATAGCACTCACCGTCGAATGCAGATCGCCGCCAATAGTTCTCGGTATAAATCCGGAAAGTTTCGTGGCGTCCATTTTCAGGCAGGGAAATATTACTATGCCACGATGGGAGACAGAGAAGGATATCTTGGCTCATTTCATACTCCTGAAGGTGCAGCACTCGCCTATAATCGCAAAGCAGTTGAATTATGGGGAGATGCCGCAATGCTCAACCCAGTTACCGAGATTGACGTTGAGCGAGCCGAGCAGACCTATGCTGAGGTCAAAAAGGAAATCCAGGAACGAAGACTCCAGGATGATGTGGCTCTTTGCGCTCAACTTCGAGCGTTTCGTCAGGCGCGTGGCTGGCGGCAAAAAGACTTGGCCGATGCACTGAAGGTTAGTTATAACTATATGAGCGGTCTTGAGACAGGAAAGTTACATCCTGGTAGAAAGTTGGCTCAGGCCATTCGGGGCTTGCTATTCCCCTCAGAAGGTGATACAATAGAAGTGGTTGCGGGACTTGGGCTCTTGCCTTGAGCCAGCCTTCCGGCCACACAGGTCGAGTATGACCTCCAAACGTGGCGACAGTTAGAAGACTCGGTTCAACGCAAGACGCACAGGGGAATCCTCTTACTTAGGTACTCATAGGCGAGAGGATTCCGCCCACAGATGAAACCTCATAGAATCCCCCCTCGCGCGGTATGAAATACCACTATATAGACAAACTTCGATGCTTAAAATATCTCCAAAATGGGCTATTTTTGGTTAAAATCTCCAAATATCCGCGCCCCTTTTCTGCCTCTCTTAGCCACACCTCCCTACTACTGGCTTCCAACTTGGCTACTAATCTATTTCTCACACCTTCCTTCTCTGTGCTAACTCCAAACATGGTTAAAATATTTTGGAGTTCACACCGTAAACGCTAGCATTAAAGAAGTCTTATACCGTAATAGACTATAAAGATTTTTGCCTTTTTACAATAATAACCATCTGGAAGACGGTCTGTTTCTCATTTTTTCTCTTAACAATTTCTTAACAATTCGTGAATGAAGTCACAAAAAAAGTGAAAATGACCGTCTTTACTTCCAGTAAGAGGGTCGTGGCCAAATAAGTGCCTGTTTTGAGGTAGTAACCTACCATTATAGTAGGAATTGCGGGGTGCTTGACTAACCCGTGGTGGTGTGATAGAATAAGGTTATGAAGATCAGCACTCGACAGGCGGCGGCACAACTGCATATCTCTCCGGTCAGGCTCCGGGCCTGTGTGGCCAAGAGGTTGATCCACTACACAGAAAAGCTCTATGGCGACCACGGCGCGTGGCTGTTCGAGGAGGATGCCATTGCCGCTTTCACGCCTCCACCGGCTCGATTGATGCATCGTAAGCATAACGACATGGGTCTGGTCTCTATCACTCAGGCGTGTGACATCCTCGGTATCCCCGTGGCGCACTTTGGCCATCTGGCAGGGCGCTTCCATCTGCAACCGGTATCGTGCAAACGCACGTTGATCCTGTATAAGCGAGAGACCATTATCAATCTCAAGGAGAAATTGCATGATTCGTGAACTGCTTTCTCAGACCGTTCGTGTCTCGGAGGCGCAGCCCCCCACAGGCAAGATTCGCAAGCTGTGGCCGTCTGAGTTCGGTAAGTGCCCGCGCAAGGCCATCCTCGGAGCGTTGGGGCAGCTTCCGGGTTTTGTATTTACGGCTCAGATTCAGGACTCTATGCATCTCGGGTGTCTCTACGAGGATGACACAGTAGCAGCCCTCAAGCGAGCCGTGGGAGACTCCAACGTGAGAACGCAGATGCCGATTTCGTCGGATATCTGGTCTGGAAAGATGGACGCGGTGCTCACGATGGGCCTCTTGCCGGTGATCATTGAACACAAAGCCACTGGCGATAAGAACTGGGACTATGACGGTTCGTTGCCTCGTGCGGAGCACGTCTGCCAGTTGTGGCTGTACGGCTATCTCTGGCAGAAGGCGCACGATGCGGGGAACTGGCCTGAGATGATCCTCTACTATCGGGCGTGGGGTGACAAGTTTGCCGAGTTCGAGCTGCGACAGGAAGAGTCGCAAATTGCCCTTGTGGGTAACGTCTGTGGTGAGCGGGTGACGCGCTACTTGCGGCGCAACCTGGAAGCAGAGTTGTTGGACTTGGAGTCGCATTATCAATCGCGCACCATTCCTGACAAGCCCTGCGCCAAGCCGTCTCAGGACGCGGGTTGCATGTGGTTGGGTACGCCCCAGTGCCCGAACTATCAAGAGTGTTGGGGCTAAAGCATTGCAGGATAGCAAAATGACTACAAAGATCACCGATCTGGTACCTGATAAGCAAAATGCACGCAAACACACGCCACGCAACATCAAGACCATAAAAGATGGCATTGAGGGATTCGGTATGGGTCGGTCGATCCTCATTGATGAGGAAGATGGCATCGTAGCGGGCAATGCCACGGTCGAGGCAGCGAAGGCGGCGGGCATTACCAAGATTCGTGTGGTTGAGACGGATGGCACGGAATTGGTAGCCGTGCGCCGCTCCAATCTAACGCCGGAGCAAAAGCGTCTGATGGCGCTCTACGATAATCGCACGGCAGAGTTAGCATCGTGGGACGCGGCACAGATCGCAGCCAGCTTGGAGGCAGGGCTAGACCTCAGCGGGTTGTTCGACGGTAAGGAGCAGGCTGAGATACTGAGTAAGGCGGGTGATGAGCTAGTACCGGACTTCCAACCCGTAAGTGAGGATGAACAGGGGCGTCTTGACCAAAAGAAGCCCGTTGTCTGCCCGAAGTGTGGTCATGAGTTCACGCCCTGAGCTTAAGCTAGATTGGTGTAGTTATGAGGCCGCCAGATACGCGGTAGAGCACTGGCATTATAGCAAAAGCCTACCCACGCCCCCGCTGGTCCGTGTCGGTGTGTGGGAGGATGGGCGATTCGTCGGCTGCGTGATCTTTGGGCGGGGTTCCAACAACAACATGTATAAGCCATATGGCCTGGGTGTTACAGAAGCGTGCGAGCTAGTACGGATTGCGCTCGCAGAACACAAGACGCCCGTAAGCAGGGTTGTAAGTATCGCGCTGCGAATGCTGAAGCGCGCCGATCCCGGATTGCGCTTAGTTGTGTCTTATGCAGATCCCAACTATGGGCACGCGGGAGGGGTTTATCAGGCTGGAGGATGGATATATTCAGGACAGACAGCAGATGACTTCCAGGCGATAGATCCCAATGGGCGCGTATGGCATAGCCGCCAAGTGTCCCGTACTGGCGTTTCACGCCAGTACGGGGAGTTGCGCCGAGTTCCTAGACATGACGAGTGCAGAATGATCCCGCTCATGGGGAAGTATCGCTATCTCATGCCCCTTGACGCTGCCATGCGGGCGCAGATAGCGCCGCTGGCAAAACCGTATCCCAAGAAGGAATCGCGCGGGTTAGGCGAAACAGACAACGCGCCTCGTACCAACGAGGAAACTGGCGGCGCACGTCCGACCAACCCGCTTTAGTAGTTAAATGAGATCAATCTATGACCTACAGCATGAAAACACAGATAGCGATTCGGCGAGAACGCGTTGCGCGGTTGCGCTTGCGTGGGTTGACGGAACGAGAGATTGCCTTTCAGTTGGGTAGCGGTGAGAATGCGTTGTTTAACCCCAAAACGCACAAGCCCTACTCCAATTTTATCGTTCACAGAGACTTAGAGTGGCTGCGAGAGCAGTGGGAGAAAGAGGCCACTAAGGAAATTGGCGAATGGAAGACAAAGCTCATCGTTGAAGTGGAAGAGGTCAAGCGGGCGGCATGGGCGCACGGAGAATTGGAGACGGTGCTCAAGTGTGTGACGCAGCAGCGCAAGATCATGGGCATTGACGCGCCGGTAAAGATTGCCCCGACTAGCCCGGACGGAGAGAAACCGTATGAGTCCCTATCCGACGAAGAGCGAGTTGCTCGCCTTGCTGCCATACTTGACGCCGCAAGAGAGAGAGGAAGTAAACCGCCTGACTCAGGGGCCTGATAGCTGGCCCAAGAGGCACGTGATCGGCATGGGAGGGCAGCCCGTGCCGTTTCACATGGGGCAGCAATTGCTATTTGACAGCAAAGCACGCATAGTGGCTATAGTTGCAGGTAGCCAAGCGGGTAAGACGAGCCTGGAGCCTTGGTGGCTCAAAGATGAGATAGACCGTCATGGCGCAGGCGACTACATGGCAGTGACAGCCAGCTATCAGCTCTTCAACCAAAAGTTTCTGCCAGAGTTCTTGAAGGTCTTTGAGGACACGCTTCAGATCGGGCGCTATTGGGCGGGGCCGCATATCATTGAGATCAAAGACCCCGTTTCGCGCCAGTTTCTGGCTAAAAAGGTGACTGACCCCATGTGGGCGCGTGTTCTCATGGGTAGCGCACAGGGCAAGGGCACGTTGGAATCGGCTACGGCCTGGGCGGCGGTAGAGGATGAGGCGGGCCTTGATGACTTTAGCCTCAAGGCGCACAAGGCCATTCTGAGACGGCTACACTTGCACCAGGGACGCATCTTTCTGGGCACGACGCTCTACAATCTGGGTTGGGTCAAAACGCAGATCATTGACCCGGCGATGAAGGGCGGGGTGGTGCAGTGCCACGAGCTAGGCGCGGCCACACTGGAATACACGCACAACGCGCGAGCAGGCATTGACCTGATCCAATTCGACTCCATTATCAATCCTGCCTTCAGCATAGAAGAGTATGAGCTCGCGCGTGCTCGGATGCCCGCCGATGAGTTTGACATGATGTATCGCGGTCGCGTGGCCAAGCTGCGCTCGCTGGTATTCGACTGCTTTGATCCGTCTATTCATGTACGCCCAGCATTCGATCCGCCACGGGAGTGGCCTCGGATTGTGGGCATTGATCCTATGGGTCAGCGCACGGCGGCGCTATGGGCGGCATGGGATGAGAAGGCTGAGCAACTGCACCTTTACAGGGAATATTATGAGCCGTTTGGTCTCACCACCAATGAGCATGTGCGCAACATCTTGCGTCTGAGCGCGGGTGAGCGTATATTGGTGTATGTGGGCGGTGGTCCGAGTGAGCGCCAGGCGCGGGCCGATTGGCTATCGGCGGGCATCTACATGCAAGCGCCGCCGATCACGGATGTCAACGCGCAGTTGCAGCGTTTCTATGCGCTGATCAAAGAGGGCGCGGTTGTCGTTCACGATTGTTGCGAGAATCTGATAGACGAGATGGGACGATACCAGTACAAGCGCGGTAAAGATGGGCAATTGACACAGGATATACAAGACAAGGAACTAAGTCATTTAATCGACAGTTCACGTTACATAATGTCATGGTTAGTACAAGACTCGCCTACAGAGCGGCGCTATAGTTATGAGCCGGTACAAATTGGAAGGGGATTGTAAATGCCAACATGGGTCAATCGATTGCAAGAGCTGTTCCCTGGTCCGAAAAAGACGCGGGCGTTGGATGAGGCTATTAGCGCGGCATGGGAGTTGGCTAATCGTGCCAAGTTGGGTGAGTTTGACAGCCACATGGCTGACAACATGATGTACCATGCCAACGACGTGCTGTTGGGGGGCAATGACAGCGACATCGATACTGAGCGCCAAGCGGCGGTAGTAGAGAGCCGATTGCTCTGGCGTCGGGAAGTGGTTAGCCGCAAGATCATCAAGCTTTGGACGGACTTTGGCTTTGGTCAGACCATTACGATCATTCCCCGTGATCCTAAAGGCAAAAAGGTATGGGATGAGTTTTGGGCCGCCAAGCGCAACCGACCGATTATCAGCCCCTCACGCATTCATACGCTCTCCAACCGCACGCTGCGGGATGGAGAGTTTTTCTTTCTATTCTTCATTGATCGGAGCACGGGTGCGGTGACGACGCGCACGCTGTCTTGCTCACAGGTGACGCAACTGGTGCATGTGGTCAACGACAAGGACGTGATTCTCTACTACCGACGCGAGTGGGACGATGAAACTAAGGGGCGAGAGCACAAGGTGCTCTACTACCGGGACTGGCTGGCAGAGGATGACGCGGTAGAAGAGTTGTTGAAAGAGGCCAGGCCCGCAGACTTTGTGGACGCGGCTGAAGTCAACGAGGGCACGGACGTACTCTGTATGCAGATTGCCTACGAACCGGAAGAGCTGGACTATGACGCGGGTGTATCGCGCGGGTTCCCGCTATTGACCACGGGCGCTCCCTGGGCGCGGGTGTACTGGCATTTCCTGCAAGACCGAGCGGCGGTGAGCAAGATGGTCGCCACGTTTGTAGACGAGATCACGGTCAAGGGCGGCTCGCGGGCGGTTGATGCCGTCAAGAGCCAAATCTCTTCTACGCTCACCAATCTGGCGGCGGCGGGCTACGAACAGAACCCCGTCCCTACCGCCGGAAGTACCAACATTCACAACGAGGCAGTTACTAAGAATCGCCTGCCTTTGTCAACTGGTGCGGGCGATGCCAAAGAAGACGGCGGCATGTTCCTCGGTCAGGCGGGCTTGGCGGGCGGCGTCTACGCGCACTGGCTGGGGCAAGGGGATGCCTATCGCCTGGCGACGGCCACGGCGATGGAGACGCCGGTATTGCGCCAATGGACGCGCTACCAGGCGTTCTGGCAGCAGGTGTGGAAGGATGTTGTCAAGGTGGTGTTGGATGCCCACAACAAATATGGCGGCGGCAAGATCAAAAACTTCGACGTTGATGTGACGCTAGACCCCCTGAGAGAAGTTGACGCTCAGGCCACAGCGGTAACGCTGGAAAAGATGCTGGCCTCCAAGCTGATACCGTTGGACGTAGCCCGGCGCAAGGCGCTGGAATCGCTTAACGTTTCGGACATTGATCAGGTGATTGCGGATATGGAAGCTGAAGAGGCCCAGCAACCGGAGTCCGAAGCGCCCGCCACGCCTACGGAAGCGCCTGCGGCGGAGAACCCTGCCACGGAAGCGCCGGAAGCAGGGGACGGTGATGAGGTGCCAGAACCCTCACCGGAAGATGCGGCGGTTGCAGAGATGTTCCGGGCGCTGGGGGTAGACGGCGGCGAGGACGCGTTGATACGATTGCTGGCTGTGCAGTATCTGGAAGACGCGGAGCGGAAGCGGCATGAGCAAGTCTAAGCGCACGGCGCTGATGTGGTCCGTCTTGGGATATAATGCAACGGCTTCAGATAGTCGGGGCGCTGTTGACAGACCCCTTCAGCACGATAACGCTATCAAGAGCGGCGCAAGCCTTCTAACCCTCTCCCTCTACAATCGCTGGAAGGGGTCGGGGCGGCCTCTCGTTGAAGTGCTGTGGGAAGCCATTATCAAAGAGGCTGTGACGGACATTGCCAGTTATCGTGTGGAACTGATCCGCACGGCGCGGGCGTTATATGACCGCCCCTATCGTAGTCGTGTAGCAGGGTTCGTCAATGCTTTTTCTGAGGTAGTGAGACGAGGGTTAGGTGTGGCCTGGCAAGAAGGCGCGGCCACGTGGGGCATTGAACCTAAGGATTTCAAGGACGAAGAAGTCGCGCAACGTGACGACATGGTCGAAGCGCAAATGGGTTATGTGGCAGATGTTGGGGAGTGGATTCTGGAGTATGCCGGCGAAAAGAACTGGATAGAAGACCCAGACAACAAAGGCTACTTTATTCGTCCGCCTTTTGACCCTATTGAGGCACGGGTAGCGTTGTGGGAGAACAACTACAACTCAGTGCAGACGCGAGCCAAGCTCGTCACAGGCATGGATCGCAAGATGGTGTGGCGGTTAGGGGACACAGAACTGCATTGTGAGACTTGCAAGAAATTAGAGGGCAAGGTCAAGCGCGGCTCCTACTGGCTGGAAAACGATATCTTGCCTCAGAACCCGCCCAACGAAACGCTAGACTGTGGCGGCTGGCGCTGCGACTGTAGCCTGGAGCCCACCGATGAAGAGATTACGGACGGCTCGCTGTTGGGAGAAAGTGAAAGGTAAATGACCACTAAGCAAAAACTTCTGGCGTGGTGGAAGAGCAACCGAGGAGTAGTGATCGGCTGCCTTGTGGGAACGGTCATGATTGCCGTGGCTCTATTCCTGTCTTGGCGCAACGAGCAAAAAACAAGCACCGTCCCTCTTGAGCCCGCAGCCATCGAAGTTGACACGAATGCGGCGCAGAGCTTGACGACAGCGCCGATCGACCAAACGGGCCTCACGCCGTGCCTGTACAAGATGTTCGACTATGGCACGGACTTTCAGAAGAGTAACCCGGAGTGGGGCGCGGTAGGGTCGGTGCAATACTATATGTGGGACGAAATGAATCCGTCCGAGGGCGTCTACAATTGGAATAGCCTAAATGCCAATTTGGCCTTAGAGCGCGCGCTGACGGTGACGCTTGCCAGCGGGGTGGTTATTTCTAAGCCAGTGGTGATTGAAGTGGTGATTCATATCTCGGAACACGCCAACTGGAAAGCGACGTTCTATGACGCTACCCCGACATGGGTCTATGATCAGATGGATGCGGCGAATCCCAACGCGCGCTGCCCCATTATCAATGGGCGGAAAGTGGGCCATGCCCTCTCAGGGTGCGGCGCCATCGCCGTGCTTCCGGCCTATGAGAACACCATCTGGCAGGCCAAGTACTACAAGTTTGTGCAGGCGCTCGGGGCGCGCTTGGCGAATGAATCTGAGGTTGTGGCGGTAGTGGTGTCCACAGGGCTGGATACGGAGACGCAACCGATCAAGCCCTGGGGCTGCGACTGGTATACGATCATGAATGAGCAAGCGTCAGGGGTAGAGTACCGCTTCTTTCAAAGCATCCCCGCCACGATGGCTGTTTACAAGTCGGCTTTCGGCGGCAAGACGCTTCTGATTAACAACGCGCCGGGTAGCGCAGGCACGCGCAAAACGACCAGCGAGGCGGCGGTCGCATTGGGCATTGGCATCAAGAATAGCAGCCTGTGGACAGACCGAGACAGCGCCTCAGCGGGCGGTAGCGCCTTTCCGGGGTTGTGGGACCCGCTAGCCACGTACTCTAACACGGTGCGCATGGGCGAAAGCGTCTATGGCATGGGATCGGCGGCGGATCGACTTTGGACGTTCTACGCAGCGCTGCACTTTCACCTTGACGCGCTAGACGTACACCCGGAATATCTCACGCAGAGCAAGCCCGAATGGCTACAATTCACGCAGCGCCATCTTGGGGTGACGCTGGACAGCACGGAAGACATTTGGACCGTCTTTCGCAAGCAAGAGTATCCGAAACAGGAATGGGTGAGCAACGGCATCACCAACTGGGTAAGCGGCTGGCCTACAGACTGGCAGTTCTGGCTCTATCGCACAAGCACGAATACCATTATCAATCAGGCAGACTTGGCACTGTACCCAGAGATTAAGAACAATCCTTACTCGCGTCAGGTGTTGAAATTGGAGCCGGGCGAGTCGGTGACGCTGCAAATGGCGGACGGCTGGCGAGAAGGGCCGTACACCATTGAGGTGATTGCGGCGGGCGATGGCACGTTGACACTGGGCAACTATACGCGTGGTGCATCTACCTCCTCTTGGCAGACGCTTTCGTATACGCTGATGAGTGGGCATACGTTCACGCTCACGGCACGTGAGGGAGTAGTGTTCCTGCACATGGTGACGGTCAAGCCCTTCCGCCTGGACCCCACGCCTCTGGCAACACCGACGTACACGGCTACAGCGACGGCAACTCGTATCAGTACACCGACAGCGACGATGACGCGCACACCACTGCCAACGTCAACCAATATACCGACGGCGTTACCCACATTCACCCATACGCCAGTACCGACGAAAACGCCGGGCTGTCGTTGCACCTGCGAATGTATTTGCACGTGCGAGTAGAGGAGATGGTATGAACATTCACTTTCAATATGGGCGTTATGTTTTGCGTCATAAGTGGTTTGTCTTTCGGGAGTGCTGCAAAGCAGGAATTGTTTGGCGCGGGATTACGCATGATCTTTCCAAACTCCGACCAGATGAGTGGTTCCCCTACGCGCGCTATTTCTACGGGAGCAATCAACCAAGACGGGATAGCACGGGTTACTATAAGCCAACAGATACGGGGGATATTATCTTTGATCACGCTTGGCTATTGCATCAAAAACGCAACGATCACCATTGGCAGTGGTGGATACTGCCAGAGGGTGACGGTGGAATCAAGGTTCTTCCGATGAGTGAGACGGCGCGTAGTGAGATGCTTTGCGATTGGCGCGGGGCGAGTAGGGCGCAGGGATATGGCGACAATACTGTTATGTGGTACATCAAGAATTGTGGTCACATGCAACTTCATCCTGAAACGCGAGGTTGGATCGAAGGAAAACTAGGGTTGCCAAAGTAATTCAAGGAGAAACATGGCAAAGTTTCGTAAGAAGCCGGTGGTTGTTGATGCTTTTCGCCTGACCCAGCGTGTACAGATATTAACGATAGAGGGCATCATGACAGGTGAGCCAGGAGACTGGCTTATTGTGGGCGTTGAAGGTGAGCAATATCCTTGCAAAGACTCCATCTTTCAAGCGACCTATGAGCCAGTGAGTGCGGCTGATGCCGTCGGCACGCCTTGGGATCAGAAGTTTGTGCTAGGGGGATGACATGGAAATAGTCGGTAGATGCCTGAGCGTTGATCAATTCCGCGAGTACCTTGCTGGTCTTCCGGGGCTGGCTCGTACCTATAACACGGTCTACGTACACCATACGACGCACGATAGCCATGCTCCTTGGTTGGGCGAAAAGAGTATTCAAGGGTTAAAGGCGTACTACGAAAGTTTGGGCTGGAGCTCGGGGCCGCATCTCTTTATCGCACCAGAGGGCATCTGGCTGTTCACGCCTCTGACCCAAGACGGCACAGGGGTAACGGGCCACAACTGGCATAGTCGGCACGTCGAGATCGTGGGTAACTTTATGGATCACTTGCCCGAGGGCGCGGTGCTCAGCAATGCGCTGGCGGCCATCGGCGAGCTATTGCGCGTGGCGCAACTATCGACAGGGACGGGGCTACGCTTTCACGGCATGGATGAGCCCACAGAGTGCCCCGGCAAGGCGCTAAAGAGCTCTTGGGTCTGGTTTACGGGCCTCATCACGCGCTACATCAACAACGAGCATCGCCCTTTGCCCAGAGATGAAACCACCACGAACGTTACCGAGTTGGTGCGTAAGGCTGTTTGGTGGTCTGAAGAGCTGGTACGCCAAATGAAAGATGCCAGTGAGGGCGGGGACATTTCCTATGCAGATACGATTGCCCTGGACATGGTAGCCATGATGAAACGGCTACAGGCTCTACTCAAGGAGACATCCTAATGCTTTGGGATTCGTTGCTCTTGCGATTAAAGTCGCTGATCTATGAGCAGTGTCGTAGGCCACGTATTTCCATTATCAAACTGACCCTGGTGGTCTATGACGGCGAACTGAAGAGCTGGACAGAGCCCGTAGTGATTAAAATCGAGGGGGATGACCCGCGTCTGCTCGATTGCTTGACAAATGCGGCGCAAGGGAGTATAGTGGAAATAGAGACGACGGACGCGGCTCCCCGGCCTCGGGGGCGTCCCCGTTCTACACCAATTCCATAACTTTGCCTGGCATAGCGCAAGGCTCGTACTGGGTAACAACCCGGCGCGGGCCTTTTTTGTTACCTAGGGGGCACGATGAACGATCAACGACCGATTCCGGGACTGCCTGCTGTTGTGGCCTTGCGCGCATCGGCCATCCTGCTGGCGGCGGGCGCATGGGATGTGGCTGCAGGCGTTCCGATAGTGCATACGGCGGGCTTTCAGTACATCACGGTGTTCTTTTCCTACATTCGTGGTGGCGCGGGCGGCGCGGTCGATTTCACGCTGGAGGTGTCGCCTGATTCGACGGGCACGGCTTGGTATCAGACGGGCCTCACGCTGGGCATTCCGGTGCTCGGG